GAGGAGTTGTACCAGGTGATGCTCAGCGTCACCGTGCGGGACGTCGCCGCCGCTTCGCTTTTCATCTGGAACGCGTACGAGAGTCCGGCTGTGACCGGGATGCCCGAGGTGCCGGTCGCGGTGGCAACGCTGAACGCCGCCGCCGTCGACGCGGTCAGGGTCATCGAGTAGGCCCCGGTGTCAGCCTTAGCCGTGCTCGTGCCGAGGGTGCAGTTGGTCCCGGTCCAGCCGGTGGTGATCCCGCCCTCGAAGGTCCCGTACTTGAGCAGGTTCGTGCGGGTCGTGACCGACAAGTGACACCTCCAGTGAAGCTGGGTCTACAATTCCGGTCATGACCACACAAGGGGGAAGCGGCGGGGCGCCCGCCCGCCGCAATGTCGGACGGGGCCTCGTCTACGCCGGGACCATCATGTTCTTCATCGGCCTGTTCATCGCCGCCATGCTCCCGGCGTACGGGCCCACCGTGCTGATCCTCGCCGGGCTGCTGTTCGCCGTCGGGATCGCCATGCGGGTCGGCACCACCGGCACGGACTAGCCGCGCGGGCGGCGCAGCGCTGCTTCTCGGAACGCCGCCCCGACCTCGTCCCGCGCAACAGCCTTGACCGTGGCCTGCACCTGCTCCCCGGTGAAGGGGTTCACGATGTACGCCGTCAGGTAGATCGGCCCCGCGCCGCCCCCCGTCGCGGGGAGCCGCCCGGTGGCGTTCATGTACTCCAGCGCCCCGGGGTGGTCGCGGCGGATCGCGTTGGCTGACCCGCTCCTGATGACCTGCTCGTCGGGGGACAGCATGGCGTGGACCGTGTCCGTGCCCCTCGCGTACGGGTCACCCAGCCCGCCCACGGCGAGGTACCGCGGCACCGTTCCGCCGAGCGCGAAGATGCCCTTGACGTTCCCCTGCGGCATGGCGTTCTGCCCGAAGTCCCCGCCTTGGACGGAGTTCACGGTCGCGTTGTAGATCGTGTTCGTGATCTCATGGCCATGCAGGGAATCCAGCGCTGCCTGCAGGGCAGCGATCTTTGCCAGCGAGTTCGCCGTGTCAACATCGGTCTGTGTGGGCGGTATCGAAGCGGGGATCTGCAGGAGCTTGTCGATGTACTGCGTCACCGCGTCACGGTCGACGCCGTGGGCGACGGCGTTGTTGATGATCTGCTGCCGCATGTCGATCATCTTCTGCCGGGTCTCGTCCTGCGAGTGCCCGTCGTTGCGGTACGCCTCGGCCACGTTCTGCAGGTCGACCACCTGCGAGTTCAGCTGCCCACGCAGGGCCACCGACGCCGACGACATGTCACCGATGTTCGCCGTGGTGAACTGGATGACCTTGCCGACCTCGTTCGTGTGCGTGCCCATGTTCGCCAGCGACGAGTCGAAACTGTTCTGGGCCTGCGCCGCCGAGATCGCCTTGCCGTTCAACGCGTCCAAGGACTGCTTGAGGAGCCCTGCGGCGTCGTTCTCCAGCTGCATCTTCGTCGTGGCGTCCTGCGCCGCCTGCGCGTTCTGGTGCTGCGCGTCGTAGGCGCGCTGCAGGGAATCCACAGTCGTGCCGAGCTGCGCGGCGGCGTCCGCGTACACGGACTTCTGCTGCAGCTTCTGCTGCGCGGCCTCGGAGTCGACCTGATTCATCAGCTGCTGCTTCTGAATCTGGTCCGAGAGGCCGCCAGTGTACTGCTGCACCGACTGATTGATCAGGTCATAGTCGGCCTTGAGCTGCTTGTTCGCCTCGCCCTGCACCTGCCCGTTGTGAGTCGCCACACCGAGCTTCTGCTGCAGGGTGTCGAGCTCGCCGTTGAGGCGCTTCTGCGCATCGGTGTTCCCGATGATGGCATCCATCGTCGTATACAGGGACAGTCCCTGCCGCTGGATGGCCTGGGCCGTGCCGTCCGTGATCAGCTTCTGCAGGATCGTCTGGCGGACGTTCTCGCCGATCGCGTCGTTGTCCTTCTTCACCGCGTCGGCCAGCTCGTCGGACGCCTGCACGATCCGCTGCTGGGCGTCCGCCGTTTGCAGCGCGGTCGTGGTCAGCAGGGTGAGCCCGCCGACGAGGAGCCCAACGACGGGGACCGCGAACTGTGCAGCCGCGGAGGTGAGTCCGATCGTCGTGGCGAGGGTCTTGAGGCCGCCGATGATCGCTTGGGATCCGAGGATGCGGAACGCCACGACAGCCGAAGTTGCGCCGACGGCGAGGGTCGCGAGTACCGGCAGCGGGAGGGCATTCAGGGCGCCTGTGAGCCCGTTCAGGGCGGCGATCACGACTGGGCCGACAGGGGCGAACGCGGCGAGGAGGTGGCTGGCGAGGGTCACCACGTTCTCCAGCAGCGTTGTCACCGAGGGCAGGTTCGCCTGCGCGTAGCTGATGAAGTCCTGGAACCCGTTCGTGCCTGCGAACCCCATCAGGAACCCGACGAACTTCTGCAGCTCCACCGCGCCGGTCTCGATCAGCGGCATCATCTGCTCGAGCCCGGTCAGCACCGCCTGCAGGACACCGCCGCCGATCGTGCCGAGCGCGGTGCCCATCTCCCCGGTGAGCCGGTTCAGGAACGGCATGTGCTCGTTGATCCCGACGACCGCCTGGTCGAAGGCGTGCAGCAGGGACACCGCCGCCGTGTTGGACAGCTGGTCGAAGTTCCCCTTCAGCGAGGCGACCCCGGCGGAATAGGCCTGACCCGTGGTGGTCCCGGCCTCCATGTTGTCCTTGATGCCCTTGATCGCCACCAGCCCGGCGGCGCCCATGAGGGCGAATGCGGCCCCGAGGCCCACGGTGGCGGAGGCGAGCGTGACGGTGCCGGCCAGCAGTGCGGGGGAGAGGCCGATCAGCCCGGACATGAGGTCGAACTGGGCCTTGTGGGAGTCGTTGACCCGGTCCTCGGAAACCTTCAGTTCCTCGTTGCCCGCGACCTGCTTCTCCACGAGCTTGTCGAACTGGGCGCCGGCTTGGATGAGGGCGTTCTGTGCGCGGAGCCGTTCCTGCTCGGTCGCTGTGCCCCTCTTGGTTACCTCGTCGAGGTTCAGCTGGGCGATGCGGAGCTTGTTCTCCGCGACCTGCAGCGCCTCGAGCTGGGCTTGCGCCTTGCCGGTGTCGGCGTCGACCTTGACGTCGATCTTGCGGCCATCCAGCCGGTCCGCCTTCTCCCCGGCCGCGGTCATCTTCTCTTCGAACTGGTCCGCGTCGAGGGTCAGTTTCGCGTTGATGGAGCCTACGGTGGTGGGTCCCTCATCGGCCACGACGCACCCCCTGATCTGTCAGTCGAAGGTGGTGGGCGGCTGTTCAGCGGCTGAGGCTGGGGCTTCCGGGGCGGGCCTGAATGCCCCGGCGAGCCGGGATTCGGCGGCGAAGAGCCCCGTGGTGAGGTCCCGGAACTCGGCCCATGTCATGGCCGGGCGGGTGTGCAGCCGGACCCGGTAGGAGTCGGCGAAGTCTGCTACGAGGAGGGGCCAGTGGGCGAGGATTTCTTTCCACGTGACCGTGCCGCCTTCTTCGGGCTCCTCGTAGTACTCGGAGATCCCGGTTGCGGGGTTGTAGTATCCTCGCCCGTCCCTGTCGGGGTCGGCGGCGCCGTCAGGGCCTGTATCGCCTTCGCTGCTTCCGCCAGTGCCCTGGTCAGGGCTTTTGGGTCAGCCCACGCCTGCTCGGCGGCGTCGCGGCCGAGCCGCCAGTCGGCGTAGGCGACGTTGGCGACCCTGTCGATCAGTGCCGCGGTCGCGCCGTCGGCCTTGAGCTGGTCGAGGACGGGGCCGAGGAGTTCGGCTTGCAGCTCGAGCATGGTCATGCCTTCGCTGATGCGCTGCTGCAGCCTCACACCGTGGTCCCACATGATGGTGGGGAGGGTGTAGGTTTTGCCGCGGAGGGTGAGTTCGATGGGGCCTTCGAGTTCCTCTAGGGGTTTGAAGCCCATGGTGAGTGGTCCTTCCTGGGTTGTGAGTGTGCGTGAGTGTGTGGGTGATGGAAGGGTGGCGGCCCCACTCACAAGAGCCGCCACCCGGTCATCAGGCCCGCGTGTACGCGAGGGAGTTCGACGCGCCCACCGGGTTGGTGACGATGATCGGCGCGGAGCCGGCGGTCCCGGCGGGGACCGTGAACACGATGGTGTTGTCGGACACGACGGTGTAGTTCGTGGCGTTGACGCCGCCGATCTTCACCCCGGTGGCGCCTGTGGTCCCGGTGAAGTACGAGCCAGTGACCGTGACCAGCGCACCTGCCGCGGCACCGGACGGGGTCGCGGATATGAGGACAGGGGCGAGCGGGGCGGTGCCGGGGTTCGTGATGGCCGTGACCGCGCCGTCGGCGGTGAACGTGATCGAGACTTCCTCAATGTCCGCCGCACCGGTCTTGGCCTGCTGGTAGTCCACGAGGTACAGGCCCGTGTACGCCTCCGCGGCCCCGTTGCGGTCGTACCAGCGCACGTACAGGCGTGCCGAGGTGCTGAACTGGTAGCGGGTGAGGCGGCAGAGTTCCTGGCCGGGGTCGAACGCGCCGGCGGTGAGCTTGCGGCGGGCCTTGATGGCGAGCTTCGCGCCGGTCATGGTCTTCTCGAAGCCATTGAACCCGTTGGTGTCGTAGTCGTCCGCACTTTGGAGTGTGGGGGTTTCCTGCGGGTTGAAGTCGGTCAGGCCGAGCAGGGGGATCCAGTTCGTGCCGTCGAGGGACACGTCGACCTTGAAGCGGCGTGCAAGGGCATTGCTCATTGGAATCAAGCCTCCTAGGGGCTTTTCGGCATGAAAAAAGCCCCACCATGCGGAGGGGCGTCGAGGGTTGTTATCGGGTGGTGGGGCGGCGCGCCTCCCGGGCAACGCTCGGGCCGGGCCTTGGGGGCGCGCCGTCCCGGTGCCGCGGTCTCACCCCGCCGCGGCGCGGGGGTCTAAAAGGGATGCGCCGTGGGGCTATTCCCAGCCGGTTCCGTTGTTCCGGTTCGCTGTCTCCGGGTAGTCCAGATCAATGTAGAAGTGGTCGGTGCGCAGCCACCGCTTCGACGCGTCGACGCCCATCGGCACCGAGCTGTTGCGGAGGATCTGGATCGCGTGCGTGGACCCGAACACCACGTTGCGGGTGTTCTGCATCAGGTCGAACACTGCGTCGCCGAGGTCGTCGACGTCAAGCGAGTTGTTCGGGGCGCCGCGCAGCTTCACCTGCACGAGTGCCTTCCCGAACGCTGCTGCGATCGCGTCCGTCAACGGCACCGCGGTGAGGACGATACACCGGTCGGGGGATTGCGGCATGTCCTTGAACACGATCGCCGTCTCGCTGGCGAGGTACGTGGACCCGTCGGAGCGGTACACACCGATCGACGAGTCCGCGATCATCGTCGCGAACCCGACAGCGAGGTCACGCATGGCACCCATGGTCACCCCACATTACGACTAGTCGATGTGCTTGCGGAGTTCCTGGGCGACAATCTCCAAGATCGTCGGGGTCTCGGTCTCGAGGGGCTGCTCGAGGTAGAGGGCCTGCCCGTCCTCGTGCTTGAGCTGCAGCTCGTAGTGCTGGTAGCGGGCGTACGGTCCCGGGTAGTACACCTCGGCCCCGTCAGGGTGGACCTTGACCTCGGCCTCGGAGCGCAGGTTGCCGGTCTCGATGGGGGTCTTGGACACGGCGACGGTGCGGAGGTGCTCCATAGCCTTGGCTGCTGCCTCAGGGATGGCGGCGATGACATCGTCGGTGATCTTCTCGAGGTGGATCGCGAAGTCACCCACGGTCCCGCATCCTGTCCACCCAGCGGGCCAGTGCCCGGTCGATCGCCCACATGAGCGCGCAGTAGGCGGCGAGGACCCCGACGGCGATGAGAAGCGCCACGGCGGGCCCCTTCCTCATTTGAGGTACACGACGGTGTGCTCGACCCCTTCAAGGAGCCCTGCGACGTCGAGCGGGTTCACCGTGATCACCTGCGCCGTCGTGGTGCCGTTGGGGAGGGTGACGACAGTGTCGAGGCTGAACTTTCCGGCGTCGGCGACGGCGCAGTAGAACTGCGACGTGGAGACCGCCTGCTCGCCGTCCTGTCCGCGCACGAGCTGGGACTTCCCGTCCAGGTACCCCCACACTGTGGTGGGGGCGGAGTAGACGTCGCCGTTCGCGCCGGTGCCCAGCCTCGTCTTGGCTGTGACCTGGTGGACGAAGAACGTCGTGATGTCGTCGGCCATCAGCCGTACATCCAGACGTTCGAGCCGAGCAGGTTGTTCAGCTGCAGCTTCCGCGCCGCCTCCGGCACGAGGTTCCGCAGCGAGGCCGACCTTGCCTGCTCCGCATCGCCGGGGTTGGCGTACACGATCGACGCGGACCCGATGGACTTCGAGGCGACCACACCGGTGGTGGGTACGCCGCCGAGGGTCGGGTCGATGCCCATGGCCGCCCACGCCGCCGCCTGGATGCAGGTCGCGTCGCGGAGGGCGTTGTAGGTTGCGGTGTCGGTGGCGAGCCCTGTAGTGGTGTCCACGGCGTAGTAGGCGGACCCTGTGGCCTCGAGCACCAGCGAGGTCGCCGAGCGCAGCAGCTGCACCGCGTTGGCGGGGACGGGCTGCTGTGTCCAGTCCGCGAGGTCTGTGGGCTGGGCGAGCATGTCGGGCACCACGAAGTCGCCGAACAGTCCCGGCATGCCAGCCTCCTCAGTCTTGGACGGCGTACTTGTCGATCAGGTCCTGTTTGGTCAGGGCCTCGGCGTCGTCGGGGCGCATGCCCTGGGCGACGGCGTACCGCACCCACTCCGGTTTCCTCGCAGTGAGTGCGGGACGCTCGACCGGCTTCTCCTCGTACGGGCTGCCGTCGGGGTTGACCCGGCGGATGTATCCCTTGGCGAGCCGGTCGGCGATGGCCTCGTGGAGGGGGAGGGCGATCTCGATGACCGCACCCTTCCCCTCCACAATGTGGATGGTTTCGGCCACAGCTACCGGCGGTTGGTCCGGAACGCCGTGACGGTGCCCGTGAAGCCGGCCTGCAGGTCGAGGCTCAGGGAGCCGTCGTTCTGCAGGAACCGGGCCGACTCGAGCGGGCCGATGAACACGGTCGCGCCCGCGCCGACGGCGACGGTCAGGTCGCCCTGCCCCGACGCGGTGGCCAGGGGCTGGGACCCGGCCCGGACGATCGCGTTGAGCGACCCGGCCGTGGTGTTCTTGACGCGGAGGACGACGACCTCGGGCCGGGCACCTGTGACGGTGTGGCCGTTGGTCGGGTCCGCCGTGGTGCCGGCCGGGTCCGCCGTCGAGGTGGCGGCGGTGAGGTCGGTGAGCGGTACAGCAGTGCGTGCCATTGCCTAGGCTCCTTTCAGCCTTAGGAGACCGTCACGAGGGCGGTCGC